GAAGAATAGATATAATGATCCGACAATGAATAAAAGATTTGTTGTTGGTATTGATAGAGCTAAAATGAGATTATACGATGTTGAACAAAATGCTCAACAAGATATTCTTGACAATGGTAAGGATGAGAAGTATAATGATGAAGAAAAGAAACCAAAAAAATCATTCGAGGGATTTAAATTCTAATGGCAAATATTGATCCGGCAAAGTATATTGAATTTGTCCGTCAGACAACAAGTGAAGCAAGTAGTGATTTTGCAGCACTTCTTGCTCGTCTAACAGAACTGGAACTTGCTGATGCTAATGTTCCTCGCCTAATGACTGCGGCATTTGGAGTATCTGCTGAGGCAGGTGAATTTGTTGAAATTGTAAAGAAAATGTTTCTTCAAGGAAAACCTTATACCGAAGATAATATTATTCATATGAAGAAAGAGGCAGGAGATATTCTCTGGTATATGTCCCAACTTTGTATTGCTCTTGATACCACCTTTGAAGAATTGATGGAAATCAACTATCAAAAACTATCTGCAAGATATCCTGAAGGAACGTTTGATGTTCATAGAAGTGAAAATCGTGTAGTTGGAGATATTTAATTTATAAATAACTACAAAAGTATTTTTTTTATAACAATGGATTTAAGCATTTTTAGAGGCCTCAACGAAGCATATTCTGCAGTCTATGATGAAGACATCAGAAATGAGTTAGAAGAAATGTCTGATGATTTTGCTGGAGTTGAATATCTTTCTGATGAAGAACTTGACGATATTGTAGATGAAACAATTGGAGAAATGCTTGATGAAGGATATAATTTTGGTGAAGTTGAAGATCTTCTTGAAGGAGTTCTTTTAGAGTTGAATCCATATGCCCCTGCCGGATCTGCAGCGGCAAAGCAATATCAAAAATCGGCAAGTGCAACTAAAAAATCAACAGAAAGATCTGCGGCAAGAGCAGCAACCGTTGCTAGAGTAAAAGATGCAGTAACCGGTGCTATTGGAAGACTGAAAGGAGCAGCAAAATCTGCTGTTGGAAAGGCAAAAGAAGCAGGGAGATCTGCCAAATTCAATGTTGTTGATAAACCAGTTGCATCATATGCAGCAAGTAGAAATCTTCATCCTGCTCCAGGTATGGCAGCAAGATCTAAAGATCCTGAAAAGAGAAGAGGATTAAGAGCAAAGGTTGTTTCTGATATTGCATCTAGAGTTAAGGGAAAAATTACATCTGCAGTAGATAAGGTAAGGCAAAAGGCAGCATCTGTTACAGGTAAAGCTAAACAAAAGGCAGCATCTGCTGCAGTTTCTGGATATGCGGCTGGACGTGTTGCGGCACAAACAGCTTCTGATGCCGCAAATAGAGCGGGGCAGGGGGCAAAGAATGCTGCAGCAAGAACATCGAGAAATGTTAAAAGTGCTGTAGGAAAAACTGCTAGATCAGTTTCTTCTCGTGCAGGAAATCTTGCCTCAAGACTTGGAGAAGAAGTTGATGTTTACGACATCATCCTCTCACATCTTCTTGATGAAGGATATGCTGATACTTATGAAGCAGCAGAAAGCATTATGGTAAATATGAGTGAAGATTGGAGAGAAAGTATTGTTGAAGAAGTTCTTGATGAAGCATATGTTGATTATAGAAAAGGAAAACTTTCTACTGGCAAATCTCCTCAACAGAGAATGTCATCCAGGTTAGATCATATGAAAGCAACAGCAAGAAGAGAAAGAGGAGAAGTACCAGTTGGTGGTTCTGTATTTACTCCAGCAACAACGAGATCGCAAAAAATGGGTGCAGTAAAACGTGAAATGGATGCTCATACTGGAGTTGGTGGAGCAATAAATAAAGCACTTACTCCTGGACTTGGAAATAGAGCAGGAGCATCACCAAGAGTAGCATATGGTGAACCAAATACGGAAAGACATCAAAGGGCACGTTATAGAAGAGGGGAACCTTCTACGAGAGGATAATCCCACTTTCCAAACTGGCACACTGACCCCCGCAAGGGGGTTTTATAATGTCTTTATCGGGGAATTAGCACAGTTGGTAGTGCGCCTGCTTTGCGAGCAGGAAGTCAGGAGTTCGAGTCTCCTATTCTCCATGAATTTATAAAAATATTGGGAAATAAATAAAGGTATAGTAACAAACAATATGAAGAATTTTTTCCAATTTTTGACTGAGGCAGGTGCATCGCAGGCATCGATGCAAGCACAAAAACTCAATCTCAAAAGTGACGGACACGGTGAATGGGTAGATTCTCGTGGAGAGGTTGTTGCAAAGACAGAAAAGGGAAAATTAGTTTTTTATAATCAAAAACAGAAAGCAGGTGAGCAAGATTCAAATCAAGTTAGAACTCCTGCAAATCAACAAGTAATAGCAACTCAAAATAAAGCACCTGCCGCCGCCGCTCCTGTTCCTGCACCAAGAGCAGTAGCACCTGCACCTAAACAACAATCGGCAGCAGATGGTGATACTCTGACGATTGTATTTGGAAGATTTAATCCACCAACAATTGGACACGAAAAACTTCTGAAGGCAGCAAATAAGGCAGCAATTGGTGGTAATCTTAAAATCTATCCATCAAGAACTCAAGACTCTAAAAAGAATCCACTGGATGCAAGCACAAAGATTTCTTATATGAGAAAGATGTTCCCTGACTATGAGGAACAGATTATTAATGATCCTGATATGAGAACTATCTTTGATGTTCTTGTGAATGCCGATAAGGATGGATATGGAAATGTAAATATTGTTGTTGGTTCGGATCGCCAAGCAGAATTTGAAAATCTTGCTCAAAAGTACAATGGAGATCTTTATCAGTTTGATTTGATTCGTGTTATTTCTGCTGGTATGAGAGATGCAGATGCAGAAGGTGCAGAAGGTATGTCTGCATCTAAGATGCGTAAGGCAGTAATGGATAATGATTTTGATGCTTTCCGTAAAGGAACTCCAAAAACACTTGATGATGGTGATGTTCAGACTCTCTTTGATGCTGTTCGTCAAGGAATGCAAGTGAAGAAATCAAAAGTTAAAAAAGAATCCTATGAATTATGGGAGATTGCTCCAAAGCATGATATGAAAAATCTTCGTGAAAATTATATAAAAGGAAGAATATTTAAAATTGGCGATATTATAGAGAATTTAAATACTGGATTGGTTGGCAATATCGTGCGTAGAGGAACCAATCACTTGATTTGTGTTACTGAAGAAAATAGAATGTTTAAATCTTGGATTAAAGATGTGATGGAATATACAGAAGTTAAGATGGATAGCGCACAAAGAACACCAGGAAAGCCAAATACATTAACTGGAACTCTTGGTGCATTTAAATATGCGGCAAAACAAACTCCTGGTGCAATTGGTACTGGTTCAGATAACCTTCAATCGGGTGGTAAGGCATATGCAATCAATTTTATAAATAAGTATAAGAAAATAAAAGAAAGCGTTTATTCAAATGTCTAATAATATTCTTAATGATATTTCAAGAGTATATCTGGAACAAATTTCAGAATCGGCAGTTCCCGGACAACCTGCAGAAAGACTTGGTGCAGTAACTGCTATTCCTACTGATGAAAGAGAAGCAGCAAGACAAAGAACACTTGCAAAGGCAGCAGCTCTAAGAGCAAAAAAAGGTATCACTCAAGAAGCCCTTGATCCAGTAGGCAAGGAAGATTCTGACATTGATAATGATGGTGTTCCAAATACAAAGAAAGATAAGTATCTGAAGCATCGTAGAGATGTAATCAAGCAAGAAATTTCAACTCAGAAAGAAGCAAAGGAAGTGAAAAAATGGTGGGATGATGATGGTGATGGAATAGGATATGAGGAAGGAGAAGTTTCTGGCAAGTTCAAGAAGAAAAAGAAAGTAAAAGAAGGTTTCTCAAATTGGAGAGATGATCTTCGTGAAGTTATTGACGTTGTAGATCATCAAGATAATGATAAAGAGATTGTAGAAAAATCTGTAAAAAATAAAATTAAAATCAATCCATCTATCACAGAAGCAATTCAAAATCTTGGTGGTGAATTAATTGAGATGATGGAACTTGACGAAGAATTTATTTTAGAGACTGTAGATATTTCCACGGAATATTTTTATGAGCAGGGATTAAATGAGTATGGACTTGATATTCTTATAGAGGATATGGGACTTGAAAATTTTGTTGATTTTGTGTTTGAAATTTCTGAGGATTATAATTTGTTTGAAGCAAGAACTTTAGTTGGAAAGAAAAAAAGTCCAAAAAAACTTCCAAAAGGAACTGCACCCTCAACGGCAACTAAGAAGCAGGTTGCATCTCATGGAACAACAAGAAGACTATCATCGTTTTCTCCATCATCATCTGTTAAAAGAACATCTGTAAAAAAAGCAGTAGAAAAACAACCAGAACCAACGCAAGCGCAACCTAAAAGAACAGTAAAGGATAGAATTGCCAAAGGTATTCTTGGTGCTTTAAACGCATATCAGAGTGGTATGGAACGTCACAGAGCAGCAACTGCAACTGCTGGTAAAGCACTAAGGGTTGCTGGAAAGGGTGCTGCTGAATTTGGAAAAGGAGTTGTATCGGGTGTAAAGACAGTAGGTAAAGTTGCAAGAGATGTTCGCAGAGTTGTTGGAGAAAGTGAGGAAATGGAACTTGATGAAAAAATTGATGTAGGTGCCGATGTTGGTTCAACAATCAGTGATTTCGTTCATTCAAAGAGCAAAACCTTCAAGGGTGATAGTAAGGAGCAAAGAATTAAGAGAGCACTTGGTGCCTATTATGCTGCAAAACAGGCAAAAAAAGTTTCCGAGTCAGCTTCTGATCAAGCACCTTTAAGTCCCCAAGAACTTCAAGTACTAAGACAAGGATCTCAGTTGGATGCAAAAAGAGCTGCATTAAGAAGGCAATCTTTGCAAAAAATGAAAAAACCTGAACCTGAGACTCAACCTACTCAACCTACTCAATCAACTCAAACATAAAAGAAAATAATAGAAATAATCCTGTGTGATTGTTAAAATTCGGTAAAATTCCTAAATAATATTGTTGTAATAGGATTCTCAAAATGGCTAACGTAGTAAATCTTTTAAAACCAGTCTTGATTCAGTTTATGAATTCCTGCCAGGTAAAGAAACTGGTTGTGGATCTGATTGATCGTTATGTCGCA